GAGATGGATAGAAAGTAGGGTAAAAAACCAAGTATGGGTCACTAACTAAACACGGTGTTTACAAAAAGAATACACGTCTTCAAAGCAGGTGATCAGACCTCGGCCCAAGGGGTCCAACGGAAGTTTTCTCCGAAGGACCTCGAACAAGTGGTGCGGACATACGATCCTGCGATCCATGAAGCACCTCTCGTCATCGGCCATGCGGGAGATAACGACAGTCTTCCTGCCTACGGTTGGATCCAAGGATTCAGCCGTGAAGGGGATAACTTGTATGCAGACGTCGCTTTTACTGACACTGCAAAGAATCTGGTGAAAGATGGGCATTACCGCAAGGTTTCCATCTCATTCTATTCTCCAGACTCAGCAATCAATCCCCACAAAGGCAAGTGGAGTGCCCGACACCTTGCTCTGCTGGGGGCCTCTCCCCCGGCGGTGAAAGGACTTGAGCCATTCACCTTCGCGGAAACGGAAGGAGTCTACGATTTTGCCGTGGCCTTGTCGCCCTCGGACATTTTCGATGAGGAACTTGGACCGACACTCATTGTTGAGAAGAGTCCCCTCGAAATGTTGCAAGAAAAACTCGCTGCCGTCCGTGAGGACGTCTCCAGCGCAGTCAAAGACTTGCAAACCAGTTCGCAGGCTCAGCCTGTGCAACAACTTGAGGAAGTGACTGGATCCTCGGTAACTACAGAGCCAGAAACCGCACAAATGGCTAATCCAGAAACCGACTACTCTGAAAAACAAAAATACGTGGGTCGCGAAGGAACTGAAATCACTCAGCAAACGGCTGACCTCGAAGATCAATTTCCGGAAGAGGAATTTATGGAACAAGGAAAAATCAGCCGGAAGCACGCTAAAGGTGCCCACGGCCAAGTCATGCAAGTCGTAGAGAACGTCTACGAGGAAGCTCACAAAGAATCTACCGACGAACGCAAAGCCGCTGCCGACCGTGCCTTCGAAGCCAAGCGCATGAAGAAGGAAGGAAAGCCTGCGGAGGCCAAAGAGGTCAAGCGTTTCGGTAAGGAAGAGGACGAACTCATCAAAGAAGCCAAGCATGGTGAGATGCCTCCCGCCCTCAAAAAGCGTGCTGCTCAAGTGAAAGCCCAAGGCCACTTTGCCGAGGATCACGCCGAGCTCGAGTACGATGAGGACCCCACTGGTCGTTACGAGACTGCCCGTTCGACTGACAACGGCTATGTCGATCGCATGAAGGTTGGCAAGTCTGGTCCCGACGGCAACGTGGGCCGCATGAAGACTGCCCGGTCCAGTGAGCAGGATCGCGACCGTATGCACACCGCTGAAAACGGTGAGCAAGACTCTGACCGTATGCACACTGCCGAAGCTGGTCCCGATGGAGATGGTTTCTCCCGCTGGGCTGGTCAGGAAGATGGCTACGATCAAGTCAGCAACATGGACCAGTATGACGCTGGTTTTGACGATTACCCGGAAGGCAATAAGCCGAAGCTGTCTTCGGGAACCGACCCTTACGGTCGTGACGAGACTGAGACCAAGATTCCGACCGAGTCGGAAGAGATGCCCGATGACACCGTGTTTGCTGTTGGCATGACCAACGTTATGAGCGACAAGAACATGCGTGTTCTTCGTCAGAAGTCTTCGGATGCTCGTGCCAAGTCCGTGGGCACCCACGACTATCTCTACGGTGAGCCTCAAGCCGATGAAATGACTGGCGAAAAAGGTGTGACAACCGCTCGCAAGGGCATGACAGCCAGCAAGACCGTTGAGCACGCTGAGTACGAGACTGACGACGCTGACAGCGGCGCCAGCCTGGACACTCTGCGCCACGAAATCGGCGACGGCAAGAAAGCCAAGAATCGTCTCCTGACCCCTGGTGCTCAGGACTCCCTCGAGGATCCTGCTGCCATTGTTGGACCTTCTGGTGCTTATGCTGAGCGTTCGATGAAGACGCTGCGTGCCACCGACGGCGACGGTATTCCCGTCAAAGGTGCCGAGCATGCTGAAATCCCTGAGGGCGAGTACAAGTCCTACAAGGGCGAGAAGAAGTCCTCCAACAAGCAGCTGGTCCCCGGCGCTATGGATCGCATTGACGAGGCCGATCAAACCGTGGGCCCTGACGGTGCCTATGGTGAAGCCTCTCTCCAACAGCTCCGTAATGACATCGGCGATGGCAAGCCCTCCAAGGCCCGTCAGCTCAAGCCCGGTGCCATGGACGACCTGGACAGCCCTGCTGAGGTTTCCAAGCGTTCCGGCGGCGTGTATGCTGAGGAGCACGGCGAGAAGAAGGATCCCTACACCAAGACCGGCTTCGGCTCCACCTACGATGAAGGTGAAGGTGATGACGGTGTGGATGAAGGTGAAGAGGACTACAACGAGCTGAGCGTTGACCACTGCGGTATGGACTACGGCATGGGTTCGATGGGTCAGGCTCGTGCCGTAGGTTTCCCTGCCATGAGCATGGCTGAGAAGATGCAAGCTGAGCTTGAGAAACTCAAGTCTGAGCATGCTGAGCTCCAGAAAATGTACATGGAGGAGAAGATCAAGGCTCGCAAGGACAAGATGCACAGCTTCGTTGAAGCTCTGTATGAAGAGGGTCGCCTGACTGACGGCATCATGCCTCAGGGCGAACTGCTTTCCTATTGCGAAGGCCTTGAGTTCGGCACCATGGAGTTCTCAGAGGGTGAGACTGCTGCCACCAAACTGCTCGGCCTGCTGGCCAAGCTGCCCCCGATGGTTTCCTTCGGTGAAGTGGCCGGTGGTACTTTCCAGTACGCTGAAGAGGACCTCGATCCTCACGCTCGTGCTCTGAAAATGGTTGAAGAGTCCGAAGGTGCTATCGACTACGTTGAAGCACTGAAGAAGACCATGTTCTCCTGATGAGTTATGGATCTCCTCTCGTTTGTTAGCTTAGCCACCAAGCGCAGGGGAGACTACATCTCTCAAGCAAAAGATCTTGTCAAGAAGTACAAGGATGCTGGCAATCTTGAACAGAGAATGGCAGCAGAGTCTGTGGCTCTTGTCAAAGGATATCGAGACAAGCTAATGAGGTGGGAAGAGTTCGAAAGAACAATTTTGGACAAAACTCTCACCTCAGCACTTGCCTCGGTTATTTTCGGAGTCGGACCGGATAAATCCGATCAAAAAATTGAAAAGGCATGGCCCATCATTGTTGGCGACATGCTTCCTCCCCTCACAAAGTTCTTGGCAGAGATCAAGGAATATGTCGATAACGGCACCCTTCGTCTTGGTGACCAGACTCTCGATTTTGCTGACTACGACCTTCTCGGGGCTGTTCCCGGTGCGGTTGATTTGACAACGGACGAGATTGACGGTATCAATCCCGAAAACGAAGGTACAAACGAAGCGTCTCAGGGAAGGGCACAAGGAAAAACTTGGCCCTCACTCGCGGACAGAGTTGCACGATACCTTTCCACCCCGGTCTTCGCTTTCTTCAGTCTTGGGCAGTACATGGTAGCTCAGGATCTGGGCTACAAGGAAATGCGCAGGGTTGCACGAGGCGATAAGAAGACTTGTGTTGACTGCAAAAACTACGGAGAAATGGGGTGGACTCCTATCGGCGAACTTCCAATGCCAGGCAAAGGTTGTCGGTGCTACGATCGATGCCGTTGTAGCATTGAATACCGGTAGGGTAAAAACAGGCATACTGACTGGGTTCCAAAACAAGTCCCAGAGTAACCAAAACGAACTTGAAGTCCTCTATCTGAGATACAAAATGACGATTAACACTGGACCTATCTACGGAAAGCAGTACATCCGTTACGCTGAGACCTGGGAAGCTCCCAGCAATAACCAAGCTGGAGCCCTCGATGTCGTTGATGTTGGCGAACTCCGTTGCGTGAGCTACGCCACCTGGGCTGGCCCCAACTACGCTGCTGCTGGTGACGCTTTCAGCCCCGCTGTGGCTCAATCCACCATCGTCGGTGTGAACCAGGCCTATGTGCCCACCGCTCTGGCTTCCCCTGCCGCGCCCCGTCAAATGACCGTGGCTACCTCCGGTCTGCTGCTGATCGAGCAAGACACTGCTGCTCCTTTCACCAACGCCAACCTGAACGCTCCCCTGGCCATCAACGCCCTGGGTCAAGCCCGTCTTGGCGGCACCGCCGCGACCCTGGATGGCACCACTCCCCGCATCCGTGAGATCGTGACCATCGGTGGTCGCAACCTCGTTCTCGTCAGCTTCGCCTGATAACTAGCACAGGCTGGGCATCCGCAAGGTGTAAGTCCCAGCCCTGGTTGCAACCATTTGAAGACATTTTTTAATTACGGAGACTCCCTCCCATGATGAACCTCCAGCAAACCTATGCTGGTGTAGACCCGATTCTGACTACACTGGCACAAGGTTTCATGCTTCCGGCGACCAATATCGCCAACTTTATTGCCCCCGTTGTTGACACCCCGACTCGTGCTGGCCGCATTCTGCGCTTCGGCAAAGAGCAGTTCGCCATCAACGACTTCCGTCGCGCTTACGGCACGAACATTCCTTACGTTCAAAGCCGTTACGACTCGGAGCCCTATGCTCTCGAGCAAGAAGTCGTGGCTTGGGAACTTCCCGAAGAAGTCATCGAGAACGCCGGTGAAGGTCCTGCTCAGGTTGACCTGCGTGCGATCGAAACTCGCAACGCGATGTCCCGCCTGATGAACGCCTATGAGTACTCCGTGTCTCAGGCCGTCACCGTGGTTCCTGGCTACAACCCTTACGAAGATAACACCCCGGCTCCTGGCTCGCAGACCGGTCTGGGCTTCCTGACCTGGAGCGACTACGCCACCGCTTACGGCACTGCCGCCGGTGACTATGCTTGGTCCTCCGGTGGTTCGAACCCGATCGAAGACGTTCTGACTCTGAAGCGTTCGGTTGCCAACCAGATCGGCATTCGCCCGAACTCGATGGTTCTTGGAACCGCCGTGTTCGACCAGCTGCTGACCAACGGTAACATCCTTGAGCGTATCAAGTACACCACCGCTGACTCCATCGACACCGACGTGCTGGCTCGCTACTTCGGTCTTGAGCGTGGTCTGCGCGTGGCTGAGGGTCGTTATCTGGCCACCGACGGCACCCTGCAGCCGGTGTTCCCCGAGAACGGCATCCTGCTGTTCTACAGCCCCAATGGTCCTAGCGACTCGGTGATGCCTGCTGGTGGTGCTAATGCTGCTACCCCTGCTTTCGCCTACACCTATCAGCTGACTGGTACTCCTGCCGTGCGCCCTGAGTACTACATTCGTGAGCGTCGTGTGGTTCGCGCTGAAATCACTGTTGAGCGTATTATCAACCTTGTTGGCCTGGGTGCCACCGGTAGAATCGGTTCGGGAGCTATGATCACCAACGTTCTGTCCTGATAAGGATAGACATTAAGGAGGTGTTATCATGGCTATTCTTCGCCCGATCACTAAAGCGCAGTATACCGTCTCGTTCTCCGATTCGACTGGCGCAGTAGTTTTCAACAGCGTTTTCACAACGTTTAGTGGTATCAACGATTCGTCGGATGCTACTCAATATGCTAACGGAACCGGCAACCGCCTGTTCCACGTCGTAGGTCCTCGCACCGCTGAGAACGTTACTCTCGGTGCTCCTTACGATCCGACGATCTTCAAAAACCTCGAAAAGTTCTGGCTCAACTATAACTGTGAGCCTCTGACCGTGACCGTCACTCCTAAGAGCTGTGACGGCATCACTGACGGCCCGACGGGTGGCCAATATGTTTGCTACGAATGTCAGTTCGTGTCGGTCAACACCGCTGAGGTGGACCGTGAGAGCGGCGACGTGGCGACCATTGAAGTTGAGTTTACCGTCAACTACTGGACTCGGACCTGAGTTCCCCCGATCAAACTGACCCCGGCTTCGGTCGGGGTCTTTTTGTTTGTAGGGTAAAACAATTAAAAGCATACAATCCGACAGGGATTCATGGCAAAGACGACGTTTAGTTCCGGGGTCATCGTCACTTCACAGTGGTTGAACGGAGCGCAGCAAATATACTTCGACGGCCAAGACCTGGATTGGCACTATCCTCCGCTGGGTTTGAGTTCTCTAGTTCTGTCCGGCCCCGACGGAATGGACAACCGCTATGTGACTTTGGGGACTGACCAGCCGACGGTTGTTGGCGGGGTTTATCAAACTGGGATCCCAATCAGCGGAAGCAAAGTTGTCACAGGGCCGTGGAGTTACGGATACGATCCGCTATTTCTCGGAAACCCTGCAAATGTCATCGCAAACGCACCAAAAAGTTTCACAACCAACGGCAAATATGACAACGCCAATGGCTCCTCCCCTTCGACAGTGCCGCAGCGTTTTGCCGCCCTAGACCCCGAAGACCTCATCACCAAAAAAATCCTGGCTGAGTGGGCTGAGTATATCTTGGAAGAACTGGAAATTGACAACGGTATCTATGCTTCCGCGTCCTCGCCAGGCTGTATGAATTACAGTGTTGGGTCAGGTAATTCGCCTGTCATTTGTAATCCTTGATGAGGTAAAATCGTGCCTCGTTACAGTCCGCTTCCCGCAGTTTCAATTGACCCCCGTAACGAAGCTGAGATTGCACAGGTTGCAGCTCAGGTCGTTTACGAAGCGTCTAATCAAACTCTCAACGACTTCTCCTCGGGCAATCCCCTTGCCGCTCTGATTCAAGGCCAAGCCTTTGCTCAGGGAGAGTTTCTTTTCTGGGCCAATCAGCTTCCTGACGCCATTCTTGTGGAATGGCTGGGCCCGTTTTTGGGCGCAATGCGTCGCCTGGGCACCTCTTCCGTTGCCCAGCTGGTTGTCACCATCTCACCCAGCAACACTGACACTACGATTCCTTCCGGATCAATCTTCAGCACCGGTGGAATCAACACAGACGGAAACGCAATCAGTTTTGTAAATACTGAAGCCTACGTTATCCCTGCCGGTCAATCAACGGTAAAGATCAACGTTGCTTCTCAGTACGTCGGCAGCCAGTATAACTGCCCGGCAAACTCCATCAACATTGCTCCATCAATCGGCATTCCTGGTCTGACTGTGACCAACCCGCAACCAGCGGTTGGTGGCTCGGACGTGGAGACCTATGCCCAAGTCCAAGAGCGTTTCTTCACTCTCATTCGTCGCAAGAACCCCGTCAGTCAAGAAGATTGGCAAGATTTCTTTATTGACTTCTACGGTGAAGGCACACTGACCTCGGTTCAACCGAATCGTCCCAATCAAGGCACCTACAACTATCTGACGGACTACATTCGTCCAAACGGTCAGGTCTCGTTTTTTGTTCTTGGCCCCGACGGCGTGGAACTCACTCAAGTTCAGTTGGAGCGTGGACAAAACGCTGTCAACTATTCCGTTCCGGTTGAGAACCAAGGTCATCTCTATCCCTTTACTCTGAGTCAAGTTCAGTATAATATCTCTCTGGAGATCGACGCCAACAGCACATACGGCGTGAACCTGAAGGACACCTCACTGAACTTCCGCGACCGGCTGTTCTCCGTGCTGACTCCTGGAACCGTGTTTCCGGCCACCACTGACCCGACCGTTTCCGACGTTGACGCTGCTTTTTACAGCACTTTTGAAGCCACCGAGCGTTTTGTCAATCCTCACATCGAAGTGAGCGCAGCCTACAACACGCCGCCCCTTCTGACACCTTCCGCCGCAACCTACACCCAGGTCTATACCTTTGAGCCAACCGGTGAAATTCTCAAAGCCAATGACCTGGTCGAAGTCACATTGCCCATTCCCGTGTACTATCCTGTGACACAGGACTTCACGCCATACTCAATTGCCAAAAAAGACCAAACAGTCTATGGCAACCTTGCTTTGCAGCAAATCGTCCCCTTGCTGGCCGGTGTCTATCTGCGTGGACAAGTGGTGTACTGGGATCCTGCCATTGGCGGTGACGGTCAACTTCACGTCATTCTGGAAAACCTGACGGTTGAGTCGGAGCTCGTTGCTACAATCAATAACTTGATCTCTAAAGGGCAAATCTCTGCCGCAATGACCTACTCCCCATGGGTTGTTGGCACCAACTATATTGCCACCACAGGCACAGCGTACACACCTCAAATCGTTCAATACGACTACGCTTCAAACGAGTTCATTCCTGACCCGACCTCTCCAGTCGTAGTCAATAAGCGACCGGGCACCTTTGTTTGGGTGGTTGCTCAAAACTTCACTCTGCTCCCTGACACCAATGACATCACTGGTGCCCAGGCAGCTTCGGTGCTGGGTGCCCCGGTGACTCCACAGATTCTGGTGCCAGGAACGTCGTATGCCGCAGGCACTTGGGTCTACACTCCGCAAGTTGGCTCTGGCCCCGACCCTGTTGCCGACCCGTACTACAACTACGTTGACATCACAAAAGGCATCGTCAACAAGTATGCCTATGTGATTGAGGCTTTCACCTACGAGCCAAACCAGCAAACAATCAGCGTTTACTTTGACGGTCTTGCTGAGCAAGGCATCATCAAGGAAATTTTAGTTCAGAACGGCGACAACGGGTTGCCAATCGCAAAGTACAATCCCCGGTTTGAGGCTGGTCAGTACCTGCTGTATCGCGAGAGTGCAGGAGCAACCCCCGAATACTACATTGCTGCCACACACTTCACACCAACCAGTGTGAACGCAGGAGTGATGGTCAACCAGGGGTTGATCTTCCCCCTCTACATCAACGCAAGTCAATACACTCAGCTGACTGCTGAACTGGCAAGCTCAACAACCACGGTTCAGACTCCGGTGAGAATGTTCACCTTCTTCAAGGGGGATCGAACTTTCTTCCGTCAAGGAAGCACCGTGCTTTCCTACACTGCGACCACCAACGTCACCCCGTTGTTTGAGTTCTACATCTATCAAGCCAACGGCACCTTCATTCTGACCGAGCAGGGTCAGCCTGTTGAGTTTGCCACGGCCAACTACATTCCTTATTTCAATCCTTCCTACAAAAACTACGCAGAAGACACCATTTTGGCAGAGGATGGACGCAACATCTACCGGGTGATGCGTGCATTCACTCCGAACGCAACCGCCACAAACTGGACAAACACGACTGTTGCCAACACTGCTCGCATTGAAGAGTATGAGGGCAACCTGCTCCGGTATGTGCGAGAGTACACTTGCGAACAGGACATTCTGTCGCAACTCGGCAGAGACATCTCCGCCATTAAACTTGGGGTTGCCCAGATCACTTTGATTCCGAAAGATAAAGGGCGGTTCACCAACACACGACAAAACAGTGTGTTTGTTTGGGAAAACACTTCGTCTGCCCTTGTCACACCGCAACTTTCGTGGTACAGCGGTACCTCTTATGCCTACAACCCGCCCCAATACGGTGAGGGCACACTCAACTTGTAAGGTATGTCCCAGCAACTAATCCCGGTCAATGGGGGAGTCGAGCAAGTTGTCATCACCCCCTCCTCAGCAACTGCAAATGTGCTGTCTCACCAGTACATCATTGCAAAAAATTTGGAGTCTCGCCCAACAGAATGGGTGCCGGGTGGACGGCCTATCTACCGCCGGTTGCCTGCTATCAGTGAGACCTATGTAATCGACTTTTTCAACATTGTTTCTCCGCCAAACACGGCAGTGAGAGCTTCGCTTGAGAAAATCGGTTATGTCTTTGTGCCCTGGACCGAAAACAGCGAGGGGCCAACTTCAGTCAAGGTCAATGTGTCAGAGTCTGGCAAAGATTTGCTGATCTGTGGTGGAAAAATTGTCTGGGAGTATGGCGGAACTCAAGTCTATCCCGCCATCATCAACCTGGAAACCCTTCGCACTCGTGGCGATCGGCGATATTTCCTCGCCTATGAGCTTGTCTATGACGACAATGTTCAACAAAAACAATACTACGTGGAAGATTTTGCTCTGACTGGGCAACCTTTGACGATCACTTCCAGCACTGACAGCGTTATTGGTTGGCGTTATCCCGCCGTGAACGCTTTTTTGAACTCCTCCTCAATTTTTTGGACTTCAAAAGACACATACTTTCCTGCGTTCGCTCAACCAGCCACCAGCTATCTTCAGTGGACGAGCACCCTGGGCGCTGCATACTCTCAAGTCACACTCCGTTGCCCTGAAAGCACAGCTTACACCGCCACAGCGTCGATCTATTATGTAACTCCGGACGGCAACGTGTCGTTTCAAGGTCAAGTTTCTCCCTCGGAGGATTCGACTGGGCAATTCTATCGGTTCAACTTTCAAACACCGGCTTTCAACACTGGGTGGAAAGTTGTTTGGTCCTCCACAGATGTGGCTATCCAAAGTGTCACCGTTACTGGCACCGTGGTTCTGGAAAAGAAACCCGTTGCGCCGGCAACTCGGGCAACTCTTGTGATGTGGCCAGCTGGGACCGAGCCGAAGGACGTGACCTACTGCCCTCTGGCTTATGTGGATGTCGACAATAACTATAAAATTACCAACATCCAAGACATTCGATATGTAATTCGCCGAGACTACGTTCCCGTGGCTGACTGGCTGACAAAACCCTTCGACGAAACTCTCATCAACCTTTATGAGCAGGTGGAGGAATACCCACAGTTTTGGATGAACCCGCCTACTTGTATGAAGCAGGAATATGCTGCTCTTATTGACAAAAACATTATAGTTGTGTAAAATGACTTTCGAGACTGCCACTTTCAATCCAAGAGAGTTTGAACTGCGGAACTTTACGAATCCGTATGTGACACCGGAGCAGTCCGATGCCATTTCTCTCACTGAGACACGAGTCAACTCTCAACTTGACTACGTGGCTCAAATGCTGGGCTGGAACGGACCAAACTATTGGAATAGCCTGCCCAACACTCCCGATCAAAAACGTCAGCTACTGGGCGGTAGCTTTGGAGTCTACAACAGTTTCATTATCCCGGTTGTTTACGAATACCGAAATTGGAACAGCACAGTTGTCATTGATCGTGTTCCTTTCCTCAAGCCGGGTCGCCGTGAGTTTGTAGAAAAAGTTCTCGTTGGTTTTGATGTTTACAACATCCTGAGTGTCACACTGGAGGGTGAAACGTATGTGGTGGAACTTGAAGGTGTGACGGACACCTTCTACCAGCAAATTGCCAGCAACATTCCCCTTCAACTCATAGTTCCGTCAGCTCGACCGGCTCCTTTTGTTCGCCCTCAGATTGGCGCCTCTGGAGATGCCTCGTTCACGGTTGGCAGCAGTGGGACTGAACTTTTGCTGTACCCGTACTACGACACTCAGAAAAAGTTTCGTTATTATACTCTCTCCCTGTTTGGTGATTCAGTCTATACTTTTGATCAACCTGTCTATGTAAAGTACGATCTCACCAACACAGATCCTGACATTTCCCCCACCTACGATGCCGCCAATCAAGTTTGGGTCTTGAGGATTCCTCCCAACCTTGCCACAGCTGCTGCTCCAATCACTTCTTTCCTGTGCTGGGATTACTCGGACAGTTCCACGCTCACCGTGGTCTCCACCCCCATCTACATTCAGCAGTGGAGGGACCCGTCTGACTGGGGTGGTCTCAGCACCCTGAGAAACTTCACGGGCGCGTGGGGAAACAAAGGTGGCCCGCTGCCATTCAATCTGGCTTTCGACAGCCTGTCGATTCACGGTGTATCTGAGCAGAATGCTCTGATTTACACGGGAACGCAACGGTCTTTGTCCTACAACGAACTGATGGTTGAAGTCTACAACCAACTGACTCCGTATGACGTGACTGCACCGGGCAATCCCAACCCTGGTGACTTGTGGTGGAACCCTGAAACAGGCGCCCTTTCGGTTTGGTATGCCCCGGAGAACCAACCTTGCGCTTTCTGGGTTGAGACCCTGTATCGAGAACAACCGAAAAATCAAATTATTCCTACGCTTGTCTACCCCGACTTGACAGCGTTCAATGCAGCTGCTCCAACCATTCCCCAGGGTGAAGTGGTTCTGATTCTAGACGCCACAGGACTTTCCACAGCGGAGAATGTGATCGGTCTGACCGGCACTATTACGAACGCTCCTGCCGTGTACCTTTTCAGGGCCGACAGCTCCTCCCTCTGGACGGTCTATCAGTTTGTGTTTGCGACTGAGCCGGACTTTGCCGCAAATGCTCAGATTCTTCCGTTCAAAGTGAAGACGGTCATCTCCGAAGCAAACGGACTTGCCCCCGTTGCTGCCAACTACAAAATTGAAAACCTTGGGTTCCAAATCACTCAACCAATTCCCGCAGTCATCAGCAAGTACTATACCAACGACAACTGGGAGATTTTTCCAGACTCCATTCTTGAGTACATCTCAGAGTCTTCCCTATTCGGTTATGAGCTTCAAGGGGAAATGTGGTGGGACTATGGCAACCCGGTCTATGAGACACGGGCAGCATCGATCTACATTCAAAGTGCCTGGGTTTCTGTCAATTATCACCCCTTGAGTGCTGCTCCGCAATACTTCTTCAACCAGCTGGCTTTGCGATTCTACTCCAATGGGGTGCTTCTTGCCCCCAGCGTTGACTATAACACACAGGACTATCTCATCCGGTACGTCTACAACGACGCCACTCAGGAATACGATTTTACTTATACACCCTTGACGCTTGAGGGCAAAACAATGCTGCCCACGATCGAGGTGTCGGACTCACTGGAAAGCACCTATCGCAAAGACATCTCTCAGATGATCTTCGGTGGCATTGCCTATACGTTGAGTCCCGCAGTTGCTGACTCCGAGACCCCTCTGCGTCTTTGGAAAACTCAAGACCTTCAGGATGCTGGCACTGTGGCTCATTTGCTAGAAGATAACTACATCAACCCCTTGCTCGCTGACAGAAACAATGGACCTGGGCTTGAGAACTGGGAGAAATACTTCATTCGTTTACCGTTGGACTATGGTCGAAACGAAAATCAATGGGAGAAAACAGCCCTGATTTGCCAAGACTTTGGATACTGGGGATCTACTATTGAGCCTGAGTTTATGCGTTGTCCCCCCGAAGATGATGCTCCGGCCATCTATGAAGAACTCTTCCTTTACAACCAGCCCATCCAAGACTACACCTACGTTTACACCGAGCCATATCTGTACTCAAACATCGCCTACTTCACCAGCCCCGAGGTGGGTGACTACGAGAACGCAGGGTTCTTCCCAGCAAACGAGATTCCGTTTGACGGATTCACCGAGGGTGCTCTGATCTCCTATGACCCCCTTCACAATCGTTTGGCTGACACGGACTCTTCAGTTGGCAACGGCTACGGAGATTGGCTTGGCATCTACACGAACATTAGCCCTTGCAACCCCTTGACAGGATTCTTCATCAACGACTTGGCTGACGGTGCTCTGACTTATGTTGATGCCCCTCTTTGGGACGCCAGCATCTACAAGGCTCCTCCCACCTGTGAGCACGATCCCGGATCCTACACCGTTGACGCCAACCACTACAAGATTGGCTACGCTTATTTTGTTGCCGACGCTTCTGCGGCAGAAGACGGTTTCTTTGACCCTCAACAGCAAGCTGCCTGGAGATATCCTACGGACAAAGTTCCTTCTCTGTATCTGCTGCCCAGGGGCGGGTAAAACCAAATAGTTCAACCCACCGTTATGGCTACTCGTAGAAAAACTTCTTCTGCAGGGGGATTCTCAACCGAATCTCAACCCGTTGAAGAAGAAAAAGTTGTGGAAATTACAGAACCTTCGACTCCTGAAGAACTGGAAGAAGAGATTGAAGCCATTGAAGAATTTCTGACCGAAGCAGTTGAGGAAGTGCTTGTAGAGGAAGAGGCCAAAGAGGAACCACTCGCTCCGGCTCCGGCTCCCGAAGTCAAGCACGAAAATCCTCCTCCCTCCACCACTTCTCTCGTCCGTCACCGTCGTAACATTCCGAGATTTGTCAGGCGCTGATTATGCTCAAACCGAAGGGACGTAATCTACCGATCGTCAAACAACTGGCTGCGATGCAGCAGGCGTCCGAGTTCAATATGAAGTACGCTGGTTTGCCAGAGTCTTCTGTTCGCGGCACGATCTATGACGTTGACGATCCTGAAAACCGGGGTCGCGTTCGGGTCCTTTTCGACGACTTCAATGCCAATGTGCCCGAAGTCCAGAACGCAGGTGAGTCCTCCGGCAAACGTATTCAAGAAGGTGAACCGCAACTGTCTCACTGGATTGACACGATGCCGTCATTCAAGGGAAGACAACCCAAAGGAATGATTGGCAAACGGGTCGGCATCACGATCACGAACCGGCAGTTTCAGTATGCGATTCTCTCGGACGTTATCTACGACCCGGAAACTCTTGTCAATGACGCTGCAAAGGGACTGAAGCAGCCAAATAACAGCTCAATGACTCGGCTGCCCGTGTATGACTCCGGGCAACTGCCGCCACCGTGCGAAGAAAACCACGGCTGCACAGTGATTGAGAACGACGGCCCACTTCAGTCCGACTGGCTCTGTGTTTGCTTGAAAAGAAACGGAGAGTATATGTGGGTTCGTCACATTGACGTGTCCCACGGGCACGCAGGACAGAACGACAGCTCACAGCCTCCTGACAACGAGGTTGACAACGAGCAACCGGTCAACAACCAAACCATTTGGGACTACACGTTCCCCACAACGGCAGGAGAGATGGCAAAAAGAACCAACTATGGGGCAAGTCCCCGCCCCAATCCCTTTGGGGACCAGGCGGGTTGGGTTGGACCCGCACCGTCGACGGAGGCATAAACAATGGCAATAGGATACCCCGACGCTGACTACGCAGCACCACCCGACTACTCGGTGGAGTCAGGAACAAACTGCGGAAATGCCAAACCTGCCCAGTTCTGGCAAGGTGGCAACTTTTGCGGAGACGTAGAAATCAATACGAATCTCACCGTTGGTGAAAACATCACAGCAACGACCGGTCTGATTGGCAAAGCCCAGTTCACTCAAACGGAAACCCTTGTCAGCGTGCCGGTGACGATTGACGCCAACACAATTGTCAGAGGGCGCCTCATCACCAACGAGCTGGAAGTCCAAGAGATTGAGTTTCGTGCGGTACGCCTTCCACTTTTTGACAACTACTACGTCTTGGCCTCCTACATTCCACCAAGCTAATGGCAATTCGTAGACCGAGCATCTATTCCCCGACGTGGGTCTATCAGGATTTCCTCTACATGGACAATCCTCCAGAGCAACTGCGTTATCTCCAGGTCAAGTGGGACGGGCAAGTCTACCAAAGAATTTCCGAAACTTTTGACTACAGCAATCCCCCCTACCCTGACATTGAGCAGAAGGGAGGAGACATCGTTGCGCAAATTGACTACACAATCAGTGGAAAACTGATTACAATCAACGACTGGAACGTTGACTGGCGCGACGAGTGGCCGTTGAGGCAAGCTGTCAACTACTTGATCAACTGCTTGTACATGCCTGAGAAAGGGTATGTCATTCGCGTTCGTGGGAAAGAAGTTTACAACCAAGCAGGAGAAGCGATTCAGGTTGCTGACAAAGAGCCGATCGCTTTCTGGGTGTCCGAAACGTTCAAGCCTCTGGACAACGCCCCCAATGACTATCTGGTCCGCTTTGGTGCTCCCGACACACCCCAACCTTATGCAATAAAGTACCAGTTTGCCGCTTCTGTTCAAACGCTGGTAAACGGGGCACAAATTGTCGCAGTTGTACAACCATTCAACCTGCCAGCTGCTGAAACCTTGTTCTGGGAAGTTGTTGGAGACGAAGTAAACGCAGCATATCTCCTTCAAGGGCCAACCACTGGCTCGGTGCTGATCGACGAAGACCCGACCTATTTCAACATCCCTTTGACCTA